GAAGGCTAGACAACCTAGACAAAATGATTAAAAATTCTGTTAGAGATGATTTTAAAAGAGTCTGGCAGAAAAAAAGGAAAGAACTTAAACAAAACATTGATGAAAGAAATAGAAAAACCCTCAATTGATATTGAGAAATTAAAATTAATTACCTTTAAAAATATTGTTGAAGGCTCTAGGTCTATTAATGGAGTTACTTGGAATAAGATTAAAAGATTAAAAGGAAAGGAAAAATCAAAATGCTTGAAACTATAATAATAATAGAAGTTATTATGTGGACAACCTACCTAATAATGAATTGATTATGCTTAAAGTTTTAGATTTATTTAGTGGCATTGGTGGTTTTAGTTTAGGTTTAGAATCTACTGGACACTTTGAAACAATTGCCTTTTGTGAAAAAGACCAATTTTGTCAAAAGGTATTAAAAAAACATTGGTCAAACATTCCAATTATAGATGATGTAAGGAGGATAAATGGAAAAGAAATTAAAGCAGATGTTGTTACTGGAGGATTCCCATGCCAACCATTCTCAGTTGCAGGAAAAAGAAAAGGAACAGATGACGATAGATACCTCTGGGATGAAACTATTAGAGTCGTCAGAGAATGTAAACCGAAGTATTTTATTGGCGAAAATGTTGAAGGTCTTATTAACATCCAACAAGGCATGGTACTCAGACAGGTGCAAACTGACTTGGAAAAAGAAGGTTTCGAAGTCCAATGTCTTATTATACCAGCTTCAGGCATCGGTGCTTGGCATCAAAGAAAAAGAGTTTGGATTATCGGATGTAATGTATCCAACTCCAACACAAGATTCGGCATCGGAGAGAACCAAGAAATACAAACAAGGGGGAACACCTCTACCAATAGCAGTAAAAATGTTTCCAACACCTTCGGCAAGTTGTCAGATGGATGTAGTAGCACCACCAGAAACAGTACAACAGAATTCAAAAGGGTGGAGTGTAACCAGAGTTGGAACTGGAACGAAGTTTGGAGCAAAACTGAACGATGTAGTGAACAAGATAGAAAAAATGTATCCAACCCCAGAAGCAGGAATGTACAAAGTAGATGTGTCGGACAAAAATTATCATCTGAAAAGATTGAAAAAGAAAAAACAACTAGGTCTACCTGGAGTAATTCATCTTCAAAAAACAGGACTTGGTGGCAAACTCAATCCGAACTTTGTGGAGTTCCTAATGGGGTATCCTATGAATTGGACAAAGATAGAGCCAACAGAGTCAAAAGTCTTGGAAACTCCATTGTCCCACAAATCGCCAGAGAACTTGGAAAAGCAATTATCGAAGCAGAAAATGTATAGAACACCAACCTCAATGGACATAAATGAAGATAGTATGATTTATGCTGCCAAGATATTAAAAGGAAAAGTTAATAGAAATAGCAATCAAAGAGTTCAAATAACTTTATCAACTGATGTGGCTATGGAGTATTTAAAAAATAATCCTCACTTGATAAACGAATTTGATAAACCTTTTATGGAAAGACCTAATTTACCAAATAAATTAGATTTTATTAATTATTTAAAATCACAAACTACAATTAAAGAATTAGTTCAAAAAACTAATCTACCAAAAACTAAAATTGAACATTGGTTTAGAAAAGATAATTGTTTTTCTTATCCTAGTATAGAAGATTGGAATATAATTAAACCATTTTTAAAAGAATTAAAATTTGATAAGGAATTAACTTACCAAATAGAAAAAGATTGGAAAGAATGAAAGATAAAAAAAACATCTATGGCGATTTTAGAGTCTGCTACAAATGTGGAATGAACGCAGATGTTGTGGAGTCTGGCAAAGATATTTGCGCTAGTTGTTGGTTTGTTAATCATACCGATATGACGATTAATGAATATGAAAGAAAGAATATTAATATCAATCAGAGAAGGAAAAAAAGAAATGAAAAAAAGTAGTGCTTTGGCTTATGTAGGTCATAATGAAAGAGGCGATAGAGAAAAAGACGATTTTTACCCAACACCAGAATCTGCAACACAGGCTTTATTAGACAGACAAAAATTTGAAGGTAATATCTGGGAGTGTGCCTGTGGTAATGGTGCTATGTCTAAAGTAATGATTAAAAACAATTATAATGTTTATAGTTCAGATTTAATTGATAGAGGTTATGGTGAAACTGGAATTAATTTTTTAGAATCTGATAAACAAGTTGATAATATTGTAACTAATCCACCATTTAATTTAGCAACAGAATTTACATTAAAAGCATTTGAATTGGCAAAAAATAAAGTTGTTATGCTTTCTAAAATTTCTTATTTAGAAGGTGTTAAAAGAAGGGAACTAATATTTAATAAAAATAAATTAGAAAAAGTTTTAATATTCACTAGGAGAGTTCCATTTAAAAAAGAATCAACTCAAAAATTAGCAGGTGGTCTTATGGCTTTTGGTTGGTTTATTTATGATGTAAATTACAATGGCAAACCTACTATAGATTGGATATGAGAAACTTATTTGAAACTGTAATTGATGTTGGTAGTGGATTAATCTTATCTACATTAATTCAATTATTTATATTTCCATTTTTTGACCTACACCCAACAATCTTGGAGAGTTTTCACATAGCTGTTATTTTTACAGTAATTTCAATGATGCGTTCTTGGTTTTGGAGAACTATATTTACAAGGAGAAAATATGATAAAAGTTAAACTAGAACCTATTGATGTAGAACTAGCTCTTAATACTGCTAGTAAAAGATTTATTGGTAATCTTAAAATGGGTAAGGGTTTTTCTTATGGTTATCAAGGCGACTATAGAAAACAAATAGCTGATTCTTTTTTAGGTGCTTTGGGTGAGGTAGTATACGCAAAATCTCAAAACAAATATTTTAATAGTTCCTACACTGATAATTTACAAAGATATTCAGACTCCGACTTTCAAAACAATATTGAAATAAGAACCCAAGAAAAAAAAGATTATAATTTTTTACTGATTAGACCTGGAGAGAAAAGAGGAAAATATATTTTGATTATCCATGAAGGCGATTTTGAATTTTCTATATTAGGTTGGTTTCCATTTATAAATGATATGCCAGAACGATTAACTAATTTTGGTTATACTAATAGACCTGCAGTTTATAAAGTGGACATAAAAGAATTAATGGACATGAATGACCTCTAAAGTTGTACTAATCTATGTTCAGTTTATTGACAATATTTGTATTTTTTAATAATAAAGAATTATGTTGAAAGAAATAGGAAAAGAATGGGAAACATTTACAGCAGATCATTTATCACCATCGCAATTAAATAAAAATATAGACCAATGGTATTATGATTATAAAGTTTTAACTGCAGCTCAAAGAAAAGCATTAAAACCAAATATGAAAATGATTTTTGGAGGTTTTGCAGGTCAAGCATTTCAAGACATGATTGTTTATAATTTAACATTAGATGAAGTTATGAAGGGAAAAAAATGACAGATCCAATAATGATGCAACTGGCTAAGTTACAAACTAGGGTTAGAAACTTAGAAGAAGATAATAAAAGATATTCTAAAAAACTTATAGAAAGAGATGATGAAATTACAGCTCTTAAAAAAAAGATTGCTGACCATGAACTGAAAGAAAACATGATAGCAAAGAATAAAAGTTATTTAGAATTAAAGGTTCAAAAAGATATTGACCAAATTAAAGAAAATAAAAAAATAATTAAGGAAGGAAATAAAGATGAAGTTACGACCACAAACAACAGAAGAAAAAAATAAATCTTCAGGTGGATTTAAAGAACGAAGACAACAATGTCTGGATGCTTTAAAAAATATTCCAACTGTAAATATTAAAGGTAAAAAATATTCTACAGTGAATGAAAGACACAAACATTTATTACAATATTTTCCAGAGGCAAGATTTAATGAAGAAATATTATTTCATGATGCCGACAGAGTTATTGTAAAAGTAGAATTATATATTAGTGATGTTATTTATTCTGTAGGTCATGCAGAGGAGTTTCGAAACTCATCATTTATTAATAAAACAAGTGCATTAGAAAATGGATCTAGTTCGGCATTAGGTAGATGTTTAGCTGCCTTTGGCTTATCTGGTTCTGAATATGCTAGTGCTGAAGAATTAGTAAATGCTCTAAATAATCAAAATACAAATACCAATAAACCAGTTTCAATTAAGGATGAGATTAAAAAGCAAACAACTGAAACAAAGTTGACAGCTCTTTATTCTAATTGGAAAAAGAATAACAATGAAGATGAAGAAATTGAAAAGTTATTCGATCAACAACAACAACTAATCAAGAAAAATGGAGGACAACAAAATGTCAACAAATGGTAATGCAAAACAAAAGGATTGGGTTTTATTTCCCTATAAAGCTGATGATGAATTAGCTATTAAAATTGCTTTTTCAGGTAATGTAATTTTAGAAAATGGTAAAAAAGGAACGATACTTGGAGTTAAAGGTGTATCAAAAGATGGTAATTCAAAATTTGTCAGAGTCTTTGCTCAAGTAGGAGTAGTTTTTAAAGGTGATGATAAATTTACTGGAGAAATGAACTATCCTGATGCAGGAGGACATAAAGGTTTAATCGGTTGGTTAAATGATGAGGGGACTATTCTTTCAGGATATAAGAATGATCCTAAACCAAAACAAGCTAAACCACAAAGTAAAGAAATTCCATTTTAATTGATTAAATATTTTTATTTATTCATGATTTTTGTCAATGGAGAAACTTTCATTTATAAAGCTCCCTTAGAATCCATGACAAAATGCGACCAGGTTATAGAGAAGATAGCTCAGTCATATCCTGGTCGTAATGGAATATTTTATAATAACAAAAGAATACAAGTGTATTGGTGTAAAGATGAACAAGGAAACTATGTCGGATAATGTAAAATTTATTACTGAACTAGAACGACTGCTAAACCAAAAACAAAATGATTATGGTCATTTTGATAATACCTCTTATGTCATGGCAGGAATTTTAGAAAAGTATTTATCAGTTTATAATAATGTTGAGGTTAAAGTACCATTAAAGTTTTTTGGTATTTTTATGATTTTTTTAAAACTTTGGAGAGTCATGCAATCAGATAGCTATAAAAAAGATAGTTTTGACGATATTAATGGCTATGCAGAATTATTAAGGAGGCTAGTAGTTAATGAGCAAGATAAGAAGTAAAAGACCTATGACTCCTAAAATGGATAGGCTATTGCAATTTATAAAAAATTACACTAAAAAGAACAATTATAGTCCGACTTTTTCAGAAATGGCAAATGAGTTGGGATATAAAAGTAAAAATTCTGTTTCTTCTTTGATTAAGAAATTAGAAGAAAGAAACGAACTAAAAAGAGACTTTGCTGGATACAGTAGAAATGTAAGTATAAATGAAAAGAGTTGAAAAATTATCTATTTTCCAGTTTGAGGCTAATTTTAGAGAAATTTTTGATGGTGAAACTATTGAGGAAGCTACTCAAAAAGCTCATTTATCAAAAAAACCTGGAGATGCTGCTGAAATAAATATCACCGATAGCAGACTTTCTAAGGTAAATATAAAAACAATCGGTGAGGAGAATGATGGCTCTAAGTAATAGTAATGTTAGGCTATACGCAAAGTTGGATAAAGCACATAAGAAGATTATGGGTGCAAGAGAAAGAGGAAGACAATGCGTACATACTCTGCAAAACTTTAAAGAATACAATCAATTGTATAGAAGAATTGTAGAAGCCGAAAACAAAGATGCTATATTTTTATATACTTAATTAAGTATATATCAAAAGTTGTTAAAACTTCTTAGGGA